ACAAAATAAAATGTTTCACGTGGAACACTGTTAAACAAAGTTAAAAGAATAATTTAACACAAAATAACACGCCAACCGCTTGCAGGTGAAATAAATTGTTTAACGGACGTTGAAACATTGCAAGACAAATAACAATCAGCAAGGCACAAAGAAAAGGCGGTAACAATCAAGTTGCCGCCTTTCTTTTTGTCCTGCCTTGCAGTTACTCAATATAAACGCCGTCATACAAAGCCGTGTATATCATTTCCTGCTCATCAGCAAGCATTTCGGCGGTATGTATGGGTGTAACATCATCGAACATATTAAACCCTCTGAAATCGCCTAAAATGCCCGTTTGTCGGTCGTTGTTTCTACCATCGTCCATACTCTCATACCACTTGCAATAAATGTACGGTTCTAAGCCGTATAATACATAAGTGTTCCAATCATCATCGCCAACGGTTTTCAGTTCGTTTTCGCTTGTCCTATAAATTACGGGTTGGCTTGGTTGCGTTTCTTCAATCTGAAACACAACGCCGTTATAAGAAAGTTTTGCTACACCGTTACCCGTTATAATGTCAATTACATATTGCAGGTTTATGTTTTTACCTACATAATCGACGGGTATGTTAACAAAACCTTTGAAAGGTAAAAACACTTGTATTTCCCCGTCAAAGTCCGTTGTATTTTCGTTGTGTGCCGGGATAGTAACGTTACCAAAATCGAGCGTTATATTTTCATTTTCGGGCTGTTCCACACTGATACCTGTGTTATAATCGCCACACCTTAACACATCGGCACTATATGGCGGAACATCTGCAAAAATTCTTTGTATGCGGTTAACATAACTTCCCAAATCGTAGGTTTCATTAAACCGCTTTTTGGCAAAGTCTTGCAAGTTATCCAAAGTAACGATATACACGTTGATAGCCCCGTAATTTTGTCCCACCACTTGTTTGGGGAACGCTTCCGCATGTATTATAACCCGATTATATTCGGTGCTATCTGTCAGCATATAATCAACTGATGCCGATAGCTTATCGGGACTGATAGTAAACGGTATTGTAGTTCGTTCACTGCCTACTCTGTGAACAAGTTGCAAATACACTTCGCTTGCGTCCGAAAATTCGGTATTCGGGTTTGCTGTCAATGTTACTTCAATACGGCTATCGTAGTCCACATAATCGTTGAGGGGTTCGTCTGAAATGCAGTTAGACAAATCTACCGTTAACGGCAATGTGTTGATAGCCGTACCCGTTAACGTAATCGGCTGTGATATATCAAAGTCGGATATTGAAACGGTTGCGGTCGCTTGGTATTCGGTGTGACTTTCCTGCATATCAACCGTTTTTAACCCACCCGATATTTGTGTATATGTCGCTTTGGGCTGGTCTATCCTTTTGCTGTACCAGTACTCTGTTTTCACGGTTATTTCTATGGTGTTCCCGTCATAGTCCGTTGAAAGTTCGGTATATTCTATATTGTTTATAACGTTCGGCGTGGGCTGTTTTTCGCTTGCCGTACCTATGACAGCAATGTTTGTTACACCGTTTTCAACCGTGTACGAAACACTTGCGTTCCCGTCAACGGTGAAATTTATTTGTTTTGTATCATCGCCCGTGATATTCAAGTAAGGGGTATCTGTAAACTCGTACCCGCTGTTTGGAATAAGCGTTATATTTAGCGTTTGCCCTATTTCTATTGTATCGGGTATTACGCTTTGGGAAGTGCAGTTCGTAAGCGTTTCACTTACCGTTGCGGTTTGAGGCGGTTCGGGTGCGTCCACGGTAAACGCTGTTATAAGAGCGCATACAATATCGCCGACTTGGTATGACAACGTGGCTTTTTTCCCACCCTCTGAAATGGTGAAATTTATGTCCGTTTCTTCTTTATCGGCATTACGCACGGTAAGATACGGGGCTGTTTCAAAAACTTTTCCGCTATCGGCTGTCACTTCTAAATTAAGGGTTTCGCCTACTTCAATAACCTGTTTTCCCGTATATGTAGCACCCAGTCCCCAGAAGTACAACGGCAAATCGGTAAGTTCGGCATTTGCCGTCTGCTTTACCCAACAATACACTAAAAATTTGTTGTCAAAGTCGGAATACTCACAAGTCCCGTACGTGTTCTGCTCGTTCACGGTTATAGGTACTCTTTCGCTTCCGTTAATGACAAAAACTTTCCCGTTAGTTGAGAAGTCGGCTAAATTATAACCCTTTTCGGCATATACACCGCCATAAAACTGCTTACCCTCATATAAGGCTAATACTATCGCATTCTTACCTACACTAGCAATATCAGTAACTTTTTGTAAAGCCATGTTAACTCTCCTTTCCTTTTATAGTTACCATTATTATACTACCCGTCACGTCAAACAAACCGGTAACAGGAAAACCGATTTTTTCAAAGTTCGGGGTACGTCTGTACACCGATTCACGGTTCGAGATATACGGGTCGGGGTTGTCGCTTTCAGTTACACGCCCCGTTGCTGCCAAAATTTCGGTTTCGTAGGTTTTCAGCACGTCCACACGCAAACTTAATTCGTAGGCGTTGTTTCCCTCAAAACTTACCCTATCCACGAAATAATACCGCCCCAAATCGGGTATATAACAATAATTAAAAGTCGGTCGGGGCTGCTTTCGTAGTGTTACGGTCGGGCGCAACACGTCGAAAGTCTGTCTCAAATCCCCTTCAATCGAAGTAAAGTCGCCCAGCTGCTTGTTTACAGTGTTCGGGTGTCCGTTGTATGAGTAAAAGTTTATCGTTGTCATATCGGTAAAGAAAAAAGGCGGTGCGGTGCGCTTTCACCTGCACCCACACCGCCCAAAGTTAAACAATCTAATACCTATTGAGTTACTCAATAAAGAATACTACAAAGTTTTCGTTTGTATCGTTGAAATATCCAGCGTCAAACTTGTAATAGTTGTTGAAAAACTCTGCCTTTGCGTTGTAGTTCGTTGTTACCCGTCTGTCAAGATTGCAAACGCCCAACGCATCACGGTCGAACATTACGCCCAACACGCCCGAAATTTCAACGGCTTTGCCGCCGCTTTCCTTGATATTAATGTTACCCGTGCTGGCAAACTCGTAGTTCTGTCCGCTGCCCTGCCAAAAAGGTACGGTTTCGGCTTGTGGCAAAAGCACATCACCACGGTTGAACGTGTCGGAATAAAGATAGGTTTGCGCTGCCTTTGCAAAGTCGGACAAAAGTACAACGTGCAACATATCTTTCGGGGTAAACCGTTCCTTGCCGCCAACATTGAACACGGTCGAAATGCTTTGCAGGCGGTCTGCATAAGTTCCCATCACGTAGGACGCAAAGCGTATGAAATCGGGGTCGGTTATCGCCTTTGCCGCTGTCAGCGCGTTCGGGTTCGGGGTCGGGTCGCCCTCGCCCGTTGCAGGTGTTGCAGGGAAATACTTGTCATTGTACAACTTCAAAAGGTTTACACATCTTGCAGTGCTTGCGCTGGAAAGGTCTGCCCCTGCCATATCACCTACCGCCGTTGCTCCAAACGCTTTCGCATCAGCCAACACGGTTTCCGCAATCATGTTGTTAATAGTGCGCATAATCAAAGCGTCTGCCTTGATAGTCATTGACTTTTCAACGGCTGCATAAATCATAGAAATAAATCCGTTGAGTTGTGCGGCGTTGCTAAAACTTTCCTTAACCTGTCTTTCGGTGATTGATACGGGCACTTCAAACGTAACCTTTGAGTTGAAAAATTTGGCGGTTACGGTCGGTTTGTGGAAAATGTCCTGCGAATAGGTCTGCCCGTCCTTCAAATCCCACGTGTCGTTTTCCTCTGCTTCAGGAACATCGGCACTTATTTTCTCCAATACGCTGCCAAACTCCCACGCATCCATTAAAACGCTCGGCACTTTGCCCACATAAGGTCGGTTTACAAAAATCACCTTGCCGATATGGTTTACAAGTGATTTAACGTAATTATCCACGGCATTTTGATTGAACACTTCCGTGCCTAAATCCACAATGCCCGTCAAATCATCTTTTACAATGTCGGTCTTTCCCAGCACTTCACTTGAAACGCTGTTGACAATCTGGTAAATCTGTTTTACGTTCATATTGCTAAAAATTAAAATTAGTTATTCGTAAATACTCGTTGTTATCTCTCTTACAAGTGCAAAGATAATGTTTTTTCTCCAATTATCACGCCTTAACTGCAATTCTTTTGCAATTTCGCTTGAAATTGATTTGCTTGCGCCCGTTCCTTTGCTGGTTTCGGTTGTTTGGCGTTCCTCTGTGCGGTTTCTTTCATCGGCTGCGGTCTTTCGGTCGCTGTCTGAAAAATCGGTGTCATTGAAAGCCTTGTTTGCGCCCGTTTCGGTGTTGTCGGTGCTTTCCTGCAAAGTTACGGTTTCCGTCCGTTCAACTTGCCCCGTTACGGGTGTCAGTACATCGTAGTCGGCTAACATCGCCGCCGCTTCACGTTCCCAGCCTTGCACGTTTACCGCAATCACCGCCGAAACAACATCGCTTGCGTTGTCGCTGGTTATGCTGCTTACAACGGTCTTGCCGCCGTACATCAGTAAGGCGTAAGCGTCTAACTTGTTCGGGTCGGTATCGCCGAAAATAGCGGCGTACTCTGTCGGATATTCGGTCTTGAAAACCGCCTGGAATATCCCGTTACCCTTTGTAAATAGTTCGCTGTATTTCATTGCTTATCGTCTTTTGTTTCTGTTTCCTCTGTTTCCTCTGTTTCCTCTGTTTCGGTATCGTTACCGTCCGTTTCCGTTTCTTTCGTTTCCTCTGTTTCCTCTGTTTCCGTGTCGTTTCCGTCTGTTTCAGTGTCGTTTCCGTCTGTTTCGGTATCGTTTCCGTCCGTTTCGGTTGTTTCCTCTGTCGGGTCGGGTTCGTCTGTCGGGTCGGGGTTTTCCTCTGCCGTTTCCAAACCAGCCGCCAAAGCGTTGTAATTATCCCTTTCAAGTCCCCAACTGCTTGCAAGTTTAACCGAAATTTCGGTATCAAACATCGCATTAATTTTCTCAACTGCATTTTGTCTTTCTTTTAGCATATTATCCACATAAGGCAAAAGTACGTCCACATTCATTGATACCTCGCCCAAATTGAGCCTTTCACGCTTCATATTATAATTTGCGTTCAAACCCAATTCGTTGTACATACTCGCTTTGTAGTATTGTATCAGTTCAATAAGTTGTGTAATATACACGCTGTTTGTGGTCGGGGCTGTCTGCATATTTACGCCCTTGAAAAAAGCGTTTTCGCCGATAATTGAAAACTCGCCGTTTTCTATCTTGCGCAAAAACTCATCGGCACTCTGTTTCGTCTTGTCATCGCTGGCACTTATCAGCATCGTAATACGGGTTAAAATGCTCGCCGTGTTCAACGAAATAAGTCCGTCAGTATGCAGGACTGCATAACGCCCAATAAGCGGCAAAAGGCTTTCGCCGTTGCTGTCATTCTCAATCAAAACCCCGTCTTTCTGTATATCGTAGGTTTTGTTTAACTTTAATGCAGGGTTCGCCACGGTGTAAAGCGTTGCCCGTCCGTAAACATCGGGTTCACCGCCTTTGCCGCCCGAAAGCGCATACAAAACCCCGTCCACGCTGGTAACAAAGGCGTTGCCTGTGGTCTGCAAAAGCCGCTCCAATTCCTTTTGCGGTATGCTGTCGGGCAAACCCTCATACTCAAACATACTTTGAGTTTTCGCCAACGTGTTCGCCATAAATTCAGTTACGGCGGTGTCTTTGTCCCTTATTTGCGCTTGGTACAACTTGTAAATGTTATCTTTCCTTTTCATCTGTCAAAACTTTAATAAGCGTTGTTAATTCGGCTAACACTTTCGTGTTTTCCTCAATCGTATCTTTGAGGTGTTCCGTTTCGTCTTGGTGCGCCTGCCTTTGTTTCACCATATACCAAAACAATGCGCCACACATCACAATCGGAAACCCCAAACTTGAAATGATTTGAATAATAGTATTTGCGTCCATATCGTTATTATTTAGTTACTACTTGCAAAGATAGGCATTTATTTCGTAAAACGGTCGGTTTGGCACGAAATTTGCACCAAACCGCCCGTAATTTTCATTTCAGCGAAACAATGTTTGTCTTTGCGCTCGTAATTAAATAATTGCGTACTATCTCGCCGACTTCGTTGTCTTGGTAGAAAACTTTATCTATCGCAAAGAAACGTGCAACTTGTTGTTCAACATAACTTGCCGTGCTTAACAACTTGCGTTTGTAGTTCGGTTTGCCGTTCATTTCCAGCGAATAAATCAAAGCGTTTTCCTCATCTTTTATCGGGGTTGTCTTGGCGTGTATGTACGTGAAACACTCGTTGCCTACTTGAATAATGTTGCCTTGCAAAACAACATCGTTAAACTTGATATAGTACACAAACAACACGTCTTGCGGCTTGTACTTGCACGGCAAATGCGGATATACTGCAAGTTCCCACTTACCGCCTGTAATCATCTGCAAGTTTTGATTATCGAAACAAAAATACTTGTTGCTGGCTTTGTGTTGTACTATCGTGCTGCAATACTCAACCGCCACTATTGCACCGTGTTCGCCAAAGCGGTATATATCTATCGTTCCCTGCTCCATAAACGGCACTTGCTTCAATCCCATTTCGGTAAAGTACGGGCAAAACTTGTTTACCGTGTTCCCCAGCATAAAAACCTTAACATCGTTGCGCTGGCGTATTATCGTACTTAACAAGTTCATAAACAACATAAACTCATCGGGCAAATAATACCGCCGTGTCAAAAACTCGTCAAATACTATCGTTGTGACATTCGGGTAACTGCTGCTTTTTTCGTGTTCCTGCTCTGAAAGGCAAAACCCGTAACAAAACGGGGTCGGGTCGGGTGTCCGCTTGTTTTTCTCTGCATCGTAGTACGACAAAAACCATTTGTTCGACATATAGAACACTTCATTAAATTTGCCCTCTGTCAGTTCCTCAATAAGTCCGTTTGCCACGTGATTTGCAAACAGACTTTCGGCACGTTTGCCCCTCAAATCCTCACGCCAACGGCGTATATACGCCATTTGCTTGCCCGTCTTGATATAGTTTTCCAAACCATATTTTAAGGCGGCATAAGTCTTGCCGTTGGAACGCTCGCCAAATATCACGTTATAATCGGCGTTCTTGCTTAAAATCGCTTTCAAGTCGTAAAATTTCGGCTTGTCTGTCTTTGTCTTTCTTGTTGTCATACTCTTATTATTTTAGTCCTTAAATTTAATTCCACGCAAATAATTTATGTACATAACCGAAAGGGAAAGGCTGTATCCGGTCGGCTCTAAATGTACGCCCGTGCGTTCGTTGTAATGCGCCGTGCTGCCTTTGTAGTCGGTTATCTCGCCTTGTATCTCGTAGTCTATATACGTGTGTATGTTTTTTCCCGTTGCTTGCGGCGGTATATCCAGATAATTAGTGAAAGCGTCAAAGATACCGTTTGCCCCGTACTTTTCAATAAGATACGGTATCGCCGCCTTTTTGTTTACACCCGACACGGTTAAACTGAAATCGTATGCCCGTCCGTTTGCTTTGAGGGCGTTCGGTTCTTGCACCATATACCGTTTAGCCCCCAGCGTCTTAAACCGTGTATATGTACCCTCGAAATCCCAAACGCCCAAAGTCTTTGTTATGCCTTTTATCGTTTGCGGCTCGCAAAGCGAAAACGGCAAACCGTGGTACTTGCAGGCGGCACGTAATTTCATTTGCACCTGCATATTATAAGCCTTGAAATATGCTTCGTGCGCCTTGCCATTCATTATCTTAATGCTGTCGGTGTCGCTGTATATGTAATCGTCTTTTGCTTCGTGTATTCCCGTGAAAAGGTTGCGCCGTGCGTATGCGGTTACGAAAATGCCCCACGGGTAAAACAAGAAACGGTTTTTGCTGGTGTTGTATTTATATAGTAAATCCTGCTTTTGTTCGGCTGTCATTGAGTTAATATCCCATTCTCCGTTATATGTAAACTCATCACGCAAAGGGTTGGTAACACTCATACCGTAACAACTGTTTAACATTTCCTTGCTGTTTAGGTACTCCACTTCTTTGCCCTCAACGCCTTTTAATTTCGTCTTGCTTTCGTACAAATGCAGGATAGACTTCACAAACGGGGTCGGCAAATACTCTTTCTTGTAACAATACATTTCGCCAACTCGCATACTTTCCCACGAATAAAAGTTTTTGATTATATGAAAATCCACGTCCGTAATTGTCAGCGCAATTTTTGCAGCCGCCACAATACGCCCGTTATTTTCGCACGGGTTTTCTTTCACAAAACATTTGCTTGCGCTTATCGGGTTGTCTTGCGTTTCGCTGGCAAATATGTTGGTAAACTCAATATCGAACACGCAACAATACTTTGATATTAAAAACTCAAATTGCGCCATACTCTTAACCGTGATTGCAACGCCTTGCGACATCGGGTATTTTTCCGCTATCATAACATAAGGGTAACTGCTTGTAAAGTCGTAACTATCCACGTTGTACATTATTTCGTCTGTATATTCGGCGTTGGCGTGTGTAAAACCGCCGGCAAACGCACGTTGCAGCATATTAAATTCATTCATACCCGTAATTTGTAGTTCCTGCATCAAGTTTACGTAATCCCAATTCGGTACGGTCTTTCCTGCATCGCTTTTTTCACGCAAACAATGCGCACGGCAATACTTGCGCACAAACCCCGTCTTTGTTATCGGTATGTGCGTTATCCCTTTGCTTTCCTCGATACGTTCCTGTATATAGCACATAACTACTTTAATATCATTTATGCAATAATGTATTTCCGCATCAGTTAGCGGCGTTTCGCTGTGTCTTATTTGCTGGTAGTCCAAATCGCCAACGGCTTTTGCACACTTGTATTTCATAAGTTGCTCGCCCAACTTTGCAAGCGAATAACCCGAAAGCAAGTAACTACAACGAAACTCAATGTTACCCGTTGTTATTGCGTAAATCGGTTTGCGTAAATCAATACTGAAAACCCGTTGCCACTCAAACCACTTGCGCAAAAACTGAAATTCGTATGAAAGGTTATGCACATACACAATAAGGCGTAATTTGTCATTCAGCCCTAAAACCTCGCTTACGGTCTGCATCATCGTGACAAATTCGCCCCACGTGCGCCCCATTATTGTATATCCGTTTATGCCAAACTGCCAAACGTACATTATTGCGGCTTTCTCTAATTTCGCCTTGCGCCCGTTCCCGTCCTGCATACGCTGCACTTGCTCGTAGGTGTACGCCCTTCCGTCCGTATCACGGTAAAAACTTGTTGTTTCAATATCAAAGGCGCACGGGATATTGTAAAACCTTTCGCCCTTGCTGTTTCCGATAATGTTCTTTTCGTTTACGGCACGTTGCAAAACGCTTGCTATTTCGGTCGGGCTGTTTATTCTTTCCTGTAATTCAAAAGGTATTTTTTTCATAACCCAAACTTTGAAAACCCCTTGATAATGCGGTCTATTTCCCTATCCCCCTCATCAAGTTGTCCCGAAATCTTATTTGCTTCACGTTGTATATTATCGTCAATCGCTCTTTGTATTGATACCGCCTCGCTTTCTATTTGCGTGCTAATATCCCGTGCGCTTTGCTCAAGTTCGCCTGTGAAGTCCTTATACCGCATCAAATATTTCTCAACAAATTCCGTATCGGAAACGCTGTTTAACTTGCCCTGCAAATTTCTTGCCATAAGGTCAAACTCTTCTTTACTTAAATCGTATGTAGCCCTCAAGTGCTCATTATATTGTCGTGTTCCGCTTGCCGTACTTGTAGGCTGCCTTAAAAAGGATATTGCTTTACCATATTCTATTTTTAGGCTCTCCCAATCTTGATTCATTGAAAATTTGGTATATTTCCCCGTGTCCCTATGTAAAGCCGCAACCGCCGGAGAAATCAAACCTGCTTTCTCTATATTCTGAATACGCCTATTTGCTTGCTGGAATACCCGCGATATTTCTTTCCTTAATTCGGGACTGCTTTCAACTGCCTGCAATATCTCTTTATTTAGCCGTGTTTTGCTCGTATGCGCAAAAACAGACGGGGAAAAAGGTATCTTAATTTTTTTCGCCATACCGTGTTATATTAAATAGGGGTTACAAACATTGCAACCCCTACAAAGTTAAACATAACTTTTCAAACTCTTACAAGTCCACAAACGAAATAGAGTAACACTTCTTGCCGTGGCTCTCGTACTCGTAAATCGTATACCCGACTTTGCCGTCTTTGATAGTTTGTACCGCCTCATCATCGGCAAGTATTTCACGCACCGTTTCGGCGGTGTGGCTTGGTAGGTTCACCAGCCGTTTGTTTTCCTCATCAATAATTACGGGGCTGTCGCCTAATTGCGACTTATGTACGTAAAGCCCATTGATTTTGTGTACCACATCTTTGCCGCCCTCATTTTCTGAGTTGAAAATATCGGCTAACTTGGTGTACTGAAAGTCGGTTGTGTCAATACCGAAAGTTGTCTTGTTAAATTTACTTGCAAAACTTTTCATTGTAGTAATCTTTTAATTGTTAAACTTATTGTTAATTATTCGGCTGTCTGTCCTTGCGGTTCGCCGTCAAACGGCAAATTCGGTTCGGGGTTGGCTTGCGGCTTCAAGTCCATAAGCCACGCACGAAAGCGGTTTATTTTCATAACCGCCCGTTGGTTGCGGCAAACTTCATTACACGCCATAAGGCTACCCAACGCCGACAAAGCGGCAAACGAAAACTCGTCAAATGCGTTTCTTTTTTCTTCGTTCATTGTAGTAAACTTTTAATTGTTAAACATAGACTTCTTAAATTTCAACGTGCCGTTGTGTTTGACTACCGTTGTGTCGGTGGTTACTATCGTAGCCTTGCCCCGTACCGTTGTACCCTTTGTAACGGTGCAACCCTGCAAGATTGCAGATAAAAACAACATCGCACCACAAACGGCGAAAATCATAACACACATTGCAACTTCTTTAATAGCTTCTTTCGGTTGCTCTCTGAAATGCTTTACTATCTCTTTCATATTTTCAAATGTTTAAGTAACACGTTGCAAAGATACAACTTTTTTCTAACATACAAGCATAAGCGCACAAATTATTTTCGTTTTAACTTTTCTTAACTCTTGGTGTTGTGTTCCACGTGAAACATTTTATTTTGC